ATATGTATTAAATTATAAGGTGGATAGTTTGAATTCTGTGTTGGAGAATTGAAAAACTGTGTAAAGTAATCATCCATCCCTATACTGTGTTTTGTGATCCGATCCATTAAATCTGGCAAATCGGCAGCACGGTATCTCTGTATGTTAGTCATAATAGTAGCTCCTCTTTAAGCGAGTTTGTGTTTTGATGTCCCTTTCGGCGACATAACTAATTATACACGATCACTTAAATATCGGGGTGATGATTTCCGTCTTAATCTTTTCGGTTTCCTACCATGCATATGAGTAAGATAGAAATTTGTATAGTTAACGATCACCAAAAGTACTAATAATATAGTGTTAACCGTCATTCTTTTTCGGTCTTCCCCTTCTTTCCAATATTATATTTCTGCTCCAAAATCCAATCTCCTTTCTCTTTATAAGCAAGGACTTTGATTTGATTAAGAGGAGCAATATCAGAAACAGATTCTGATTTAACTACAGATATAAGACCCCAATCAGCAAGGAGACGAGTAATACGATTCCGACGCTGAACGTCGTTAGCAGTAAGGTTAGCGTGTTTTCCATCAAGAGCAAACAGTTCCTTAAAATGCACGATATAGTATCTACCCTGCTTATGCAAAATATGGCAACTTTGGTAAAGTTTCTTTTCTTTTCTTGATGCTACACCAATTCTTGTTAGCGTTTCCCTAACTTTTAAGAAGTCATCAGGTTCATTTAAGGTTACCTCTACCATTTGGTCTTGCGACCACTTAACTTCAGGTTCTACCGTAGTAGTCATTTCATTCCTCCAGTATCAAGTCGTTGTTTAATAAAATTAATTTGTTCAGGGGTTAATATTTTCAAAGCTTGTGATGCCTTTTCGTTACTATAACCATAGTATTGTTTAATGATTTCAAGGTCTGTGACTTTATCCTTTCGGAGCCAGGGACTAAATCTCTTCTTTTTCCTAAGTGTATTTAGATAAAAAGAATATTGCATGTCCTTATCAAGGAAGGAATATTTATTCATCTCGTTTGCAAACATAATACAATCAAGATGTCCTGACAAACAACGATTAATTATATAAGGAGAATATGATTTAATTTCCGCAGGATCTTCAGGAGTTTCCTTTGTAAAATTAATTGAGTTTAACCAATCTTTTAATTCCATACTGCCTCCAAAGGAGTTTGTGGGACAATAGAATAATTAGTCACCAATAGTTCTGTCTTAATATTCTCATCAGTTCCCTTATCACCACGATGTGCCATAGAATACCTCAACTTCCACTCCTTTAGATTGTAATTTTTATATAACTCTTTAAGTCTATCATTAACATTATAAGTTATCATAAACTTGTGGACACAATTATAAACGTCATCAGCAAATCTATTATGATCAAATGATTTATGCATCTCACGATTCTTTCCATATAAGAAATCCTTAATATCATATGGAGGATCTAGAAATATAAATGTATCTTTTGATCCATGTGCTTTCATCACTTCTGAATAATCAATATTAGTTATCTTCCAATGTTTAATTAACTTAGAAAACTGTGCTAGTTTATCTGCACCTACAAGAGAGAAATTAGAATTAGATGCTGTCTTTGAAAAGGTGCTATTCTCTGTAAGTCCTGAGAAACTACACTTATTCATTATAAAGAATGCTACTGCTTTCTCAAAGTCATCATAAGTATCAATCTCATCTTTATACTTATTAAACAGTTCTTTTGCCTTCTCAGTTACTTTATCCTTATCACCTGCGTCTAACGTCCTCTGCTTCTCTTCTCGCACCCTCTCAGAGAGTTCTTCACCCCTATCCCTTAATTGTGTCCAAAAGTTATATAAAGGCACATAAAGATCATTAATCCAAACTGGAATGTCTGGATTAGATTTAGTTATTTCAATAGCAATAGATCCACCACCTATAAATGGTTCTCTATATTCTGATATAGTTTGAGGAAACCAAGGAGATAAAGTCTTAATTGCTTTAGACTTTCCGCCTGGATAACGTAAGGGAGTCTTAAGAGACTTCATCATCATGCGAGTGAGCTAATTTACCAGACATCTCATATGCACCCTTGTTTCCACCATGACCATGTGCAATGCCTAGTTCATGCATCTTAGCATGTTCATCAATAGGGTCACGCAAATCCACCTTACCTGGTCCTATAGTAAGGTACAATCCATACCCCATAATAAAGAACAATAATCCTACGATAATAAAAACTAAAATCATTAGTAAAATCTCTCGTTGTTGTAAGTTTGACCCACTTCTAATTGAATAGTATCTAATATTCTATTTAATGATCTACCAAACATTCTATATCCAGATCCAACATACAATTGACCTGCTACTACAGAAAATGTTGCTATCCCCCAGAAGATATAATAAAATCTGGATTTTACTTGATTCCTCACTTTTTCTTTATTAATCATAATAATAATTACTTGAATTCACATTCTACCATAATCTCTGTCAAACAGGCAAGTAGGAGTTTTCATTTAAAATATTCCTCCAAAGTATTTTTTTCTTCAACTTGATTTCCCCAAGCATCCCAACCTTTAAATTTATGTCTAGCAAATAATTCAATTCTTGGTAAATCACCACTACTATTCACAATCATTTCTCTTACTTGATGAGGTTTTTCACTATGTCTACTTGAATTAACTGCCTGAAACATATTTTTAGTTGTTTTGTTTTTACATTTCATTTTACCCTTTACACCAAAAATTATGTGTTCTGTACAACCTCTAAAATAATAACCCATTCCCATCTCTGGTTTTCCATTTGCATAAGTTTTAACCCAAGTAATTAAAGTCTTATAGTCAAATCCCCATTCTTTACAAATTTCTAAACCCTCTGATATGAAAGGATTTGTAACCCACAAATAAAGATGTGCTTGATCTTCTAAGATATCACGAACAGGTAACTTACAAATCTCATCATTAGTCATTGTATCATAACCAACCTGCCCATTACCCCAACTCTCATTATATTGCCAAGGTGGATCAACATATACAATATTATACTTTTTATTGGGAAAGGGTATCATTTGAATTCACATTCCACCATGATTTCAGTTAAACATGCAAGCATATTTATCTCTTGGTCTGCCACAAATGCTATTTGGTATTGATATTTCGCAATAATAAGAACGGCAGCAGGAATAGAGTTAGGGACCAAGGATTCGTAAAGACTATCGTAAATGCGACGCAATAATACAGCAGGATCATTGTCCAAGTTATTGACACACCATTTACGTACTTCTGGAAAGTTTTTTTCTTTGAGGTTTTTAATGAGATCATTTACCTTAACATCACTAAAATGGGCAAGTATACCAGTATCTATCTTACCACCAACTGAGTATCTTTGACACTCATTAAGAACTCTTCTCCAATCAGGAAAATGTTTGTTAATTAATTCTGCTAGAACTTTTTTATCTGCTTCTATTCTTTCTTGCTCTAATATTGATATTAATCTTCCGAAGAATTTTGCCGCAATCTCTTGTTTATACTTTCCCTGAATACCAAACTCAACCACAGCACATCTCGAATGGAGGGGTTCAATGATTTTATTTTTGTAGTTGCAAGTGAAAATAAATCTTCAGTTTCCTGAGAACTCCTCAATAGACGCTCTAAGGAGGAGTTGTACGTCGGGAGTGGTATTGTCTGCTTCATCGATGATGATGACTTTATGCTTCGACTCACTCGTGAGAGATACCGTAGACGCAAAGTTCTTGGCATTATTCCTAACAGTGTCAAGAAAACGCCCCTCATCCGATCCATTAATGACATATACATCAACCCCCAACTGATTACAGAGTGCCTTTGCTACTGTAGTCTTTCCACATCCAGCAGGACCAGAAAGAAGTAGATTAGGTACTTCACCTTTATCTAGGAAATCAAGAAAAGTCTTCTTAGTCTGCTCAGGTAGGATACATTCTTCAATTGTTTTGGGTCTATATTTTTCAACCCATAAAAATTCATCACGCATTATTCAAATGTCGAATCTGGTTCTAGTGCTATGAAATAAATCAAATCAAGACTCTTATGAGTAAATTTAGATATGTTCTTTTGAGAACAAGTAATATCATAAGCACCAGGAAGAATCTTAATATTCTCTACCTTAAAGTTAAAAGCAAACTCTGATTCAGTTTCTCCAACAGTTATATCAAAACTATTAGAAGTATCATTCTTCTTATCACGAACAACTAATTTAACAACACCTGCTCCACCAATAACAGATAAATCAGGAAGTTGATATATTGCTGCTGCTTTAAGTAACTTATCTAACTGCTCTGTACTTAAATCAAATGTAACATCTTCACTAGGAAGATTAAATGTCTTATC